CGATCGGATTTGGGGCCAGCGGCGGCTACCTTGAGATCAACGGCGCCGGTGTCGCTAATAACACCGCTTTCTCCGTCGGCCACATCAACGACTCCACCCGCGATCACGTCTTCCTGGGGGTCGGCGGTGGGAACCTGTACGACCACCCGAATAACGACTTCGTGCACGTCAGCCCGACGAACACCGCGATCGCCGGTGCTGACTTCGGCGGCACGGGCATCCTGACGACCGTCCGGATCGACGGACTGACCTACAGCGCCCTGTCCGGATCGCCGTCTATCACCGCGGCCACAACGCTGTACCTCGCGAACGCGCCGACGTTGTCGGGAGTCACGGGCGCGAGCTACGCGCTTTGGGTCGACGCTGGCGTATGCCGCCTGGATGGGCAGGTGGCACTCGGCGGTGGGGCGAACGCGACGCTCGGCACGATCGGCGGCAGCGGACCCGGAACGGCCGCGCAAAACAAGTGGCTGCCGGTGAACAGCGACGGCACCACGTACTACGTCCCGCTGTGGATCTGACAACGGAGGAGCCAGCCATGAAATTCGGCATCACGAAATACGAGTTGTTCGCGCTGACGCACCACCTGGTGAACCAGCGCTGTCCTAACCCCGAGTACGGGCGCAAGCGTCTGCGCACCTGGGACGAGTTCGGGGTGTCCGACCTGGCCGATACGCTGGCCGGGGCGCAGGCAATGGGCGGGGAGATCCCGATCGCCGAGTACCGGGACAGGAAGACGATGCACATCGTCGACCTGAACACCGACGTTATTGACCACGTCATTTCCGGACTGGCGCAGGAGATCGTTGGGGCATGGGCGGACACCCTCCTGCGCCTTCGCGAGCGCTTGGAGCAGTTGCGGGACAAGAAATACGAGCTTCCGGCTGAATTGCGGCCACTGAAAGCGGTGCCCGATGGTCAACCTTAACTCCAACCTGACCTTCCCGAACATCAACCGCTGGGAGGTGGAAGACTTCGGACCCAACAAGGGAAACGTCGTCGTGCTCTTCTGGGCGCCGAACTCCACGCAGCCATTCCCGCCGTCGATCAGGAAGCAAGGCAAACTGTCGAACGCGGCCGGCAAGTCCAGCGGGTTCGCGGTGAACGCAGCCCCGGAGCACTGGAACGACAAGATTATCGAGGTGGCTCCTACGCCTTCAGGTGTGGGAGGGGTTGGGCTTGCCGGGGCACTCACGGCTGCGCAGGATGCATACCGGGCAGCCGCGAACCACAACGCTGGCCTGCGGGCTGTCGAGGGCGTCCTGATGTCCCACGACATCGTGTCATCGGCGCTGGACGGGACGTAGCGGTCCCCGATCGGGCGCCTGTGAATGGCGAAGACGGCGAAACGCCTGTTCGGACCGGCCCAGCTGTCGGGCGCCGCGGCGACCAAGTACACGGTCCCTGCCGGGACGAAGGCGATCGTCCGCCACGTCCACCTGTTCAACGCGAGCGGCGCCCCGGTCACCGTCACCGTGAGCCTGGGCGCCGATGCCGCGGGCACGCGTCTGTTCGACGCCTTCAGCGTCCCGTCGGGGCAGCCGTTCGACTGGTACCCGTACCAGGTCATGGAGGCGGCCGAAGTGATCCAGGCGTTCGCGAGCGTCGCCAACGTGGTCGTCATGGCCGTCTTCGGTGACGAGCTGACGCTGGGCTGATGCCGCTGACGTTCGACAAGCTGGAGATCCCGCTCGGGCTCGGGCTCCAGTCGGACATCGACGACAAGCTGCTGCCGGTAGGCAAGGTCCCCCTCCTGCAGAACGCGACCTGGCTGCGATCGGGCGAGCTCGTCAAGCGCAACGGGTCGGCGTTTCTGGGCGGCCAGTACGCGGCACAGACACCCGGGAACATGCCGCCGTCCTGGCAACTCGCCACGCACAAGGGCGCCCTCGTGTCCCTGTCGAAGGCCGGCCTGCGGAATATCGGCGTCTACTCGCCGGGCCTGAACAAGTGGGCGGCCTCCGCCGGCACGAACATCGAGGCCGTGAATGCCGGCGTCCAGTCGAAGCTTCGCGGCCAGGTCATGCCCGCGCGGGGCACGGTCTTCCGGTCGAACGCGGTCAACAGCTCCGCCCGCGTCACCAGCGTCAACGTGGCCACGAACGGCACGTACGCGCTGGTATGCTGGATCCAGTCGAACGACGTGGCGCTGACCGCGGCGGCGAAGGCGCAGATCCTAGAGCTCTCTACCGGAAAGACGCTGTTTATCCACAGTGACGCCGTTACCTACGGCAGCTCGAGCTGCCGGGCCGCGTTCGTCAATTCGCAGCTGCAGCTCGTGGTGCGCGACGCCGCCAATATCGAGATGGTCCTGTGGTCGATCTCGAACCTGACGGCCGGAAACGGGCAGCCGTCCAGCGTGTTCACGCTGGCCACCGACGCGACCAGCGACCGCTTCGACGTCCTGGCGAACGGAAACGAGCTGCTGGTGATCTATGCCGGCGCGACGACGCGGATCCTGCGGCGAGATGGCGCTGGCGTGGTCACCGCGAACAACCTGACGACGTCGGGCGGCGGCGCGGTGTCTCCGGGGGTCTTCGCCTGGATGCGGGACTGGTCGGGGTCGGGCCGGTTCGCGGCGATCGTGGCGTCCGGCGCCCAGGGCGTGACCGTCCAGTGGGACATCAACCTCGGGACGGGCCTGCCGGCCTCGAGCTACACCGTGGACGCCGGGTTCGGCGCGGACGTCGTCCAGCTCGCCGGCCACACCATCACGAACAACGCCACCGGCGAATTCGTCGTCCTCTACGCCAACAACGCCGGCGCCGGGACACAGCGCATCCTGTACGGCCGGCGCTTCGGCGGGTCGATCGGAACCGCGACCTGGATCTGGTCCGCGTCGCTCGGGTCGATGACGTTCTCCCACGAGAGCGGCTTCTACGTGCAGGTGGCGTACGAGAGCGACGAGCAGGGGACGCTGTTCACGGTGCGCGTGCCGTCCGTGTCTGTCACCGACGCGACCGACGGCAACCGCACGCCCAGCGCCAAGGCGTTCGCCGGTCTGATCGGAGTCCGCGACACCGGAGCGCCGCCGGACGTGCATACGCTGTCGACGCACGTGTTCCTGGGCGCGGCGAAGATCTCCATGCGCCTCGTCCAGCTCCCGTCGGGCACGTCGCTTGACAGCGGCGTGGATACCCTGACGCTCACCTTCAACCCGGCGAACGTGAACAGCCCGCGGGAGTTCGCCGACAGCCTGTACGTCTGCGGCGGGGTCCTGGGCGCCTTCGACGGCGTCACGTTCGCCGAAGAGGGCTTCCACCTCTACCCGGAGCCGCCCGCGCTGTCCCAGGTTGCCGGCGGCAGCCTGTCGTCGCCGGGGAATTACAGCGTGCTGGCCCTCTATCGCTACACGGACGACTTCGGCCGACGCCGGGTGTCGCAGGCGTCGGCGCCCACGGAGATCTCTCTGTCTGGCGCCAACCGGACGATTCGCGCGGTCATCAAGACGTTGAAGCTGCACGGGCGCCCCGGGAAAGCCGCGATCGAGGTGTACTGCACCACGAACAACGCGCCGGATGACCACCGCCTGGTCGCGGCCGTGGCGAACGTCGAAACCGTCGACACCGTCACCGTCGACATCACCGCCTCGGACGCCCAGATCGCGCTTGGCCAGGAATCGCCATCCGACGGCGACGTACTGGAGCCAGAACCGCCGCCGCCCGCGCTGGCGGTGTGGCCGGTCAAGGATCGCCTGGCGGTCATCGACGCGACCGACCCGACGCGCGTGCTGGTGTCGCTGCCGCTGTCGGAGACCGAGGGCCCGCGCTTCAACAGCGTGAGCAGCTTCCGCGTCGACGACGGCCGCGGCGACCTGATCGGCGGCGCGGCGGCGGACGACCGGTCGATCCTGTTCAAGCGGGACGCGATCTACGCCGTCCTGGGCGACGGCCCGGACCTGCAGGGCAACGGCACCTTCGGCCTGGCGCAGCTGATCGCCGCCGGCATCGGCACCGTGGAGCCGCGCTCGATCGTGTCGACTCCCGACGGCGTGATGTTCCGGTCGATCAGCAACCGGAGCGGCATCTTCATGGTGAATCGCGGCCTCGCCATCGACGACCAGATCGGCAAGCCGGTCCAGGAGAACCTGCGCGGGCTCTCGGTCGTAGAAGCAGTGCACATCCCCGAAACACTCCAGACGAAGTTCGTCACCTCCGCCGGCCAGATCTTGGTCTATGACCACGTGACGAAGCTCTGGGACGTGGACGTCGGGGCGTGCGAATCGGCGACCGCGTACGGCGGGCGGATGGTGCGGCAGCAACAGGGCCAGGTCGCCATGTTCATGATCGCCGAGGACATCACCGGGACCGTCTTCGACGACAGCTCAGGGCCCGTCGCGCTGTACGCGGAGACGCCGTGGATCTCGATCGCCAAGCTCAAGGGGTACTTCCGGTTCAAGCGCGTTCAGCTGACCGGGGAAAAGAGGATCATCTCCGACGAGGACGATCCCGGGTACAGGGTCACGCTCACACTGTTCAAGGACTTCGACGACACCCCGCTGGCGACCGTCGCACGCAACATGCTCGTCACCGACGACATCAACGCCGTGGAGCTCCGCTACTCGGCCAAGGTATCGGCCCTCAAGATCGGCGTCACGATCTCCCAGAAGGAAGGCGGCTCCGTCAACTTCGCCGGGCCCAAGCTGACCGGGCTGACCGTCGTGTACGCCGTCAAAGAAGGCCTGCGGAAAACGGCCAGCGGCAACCGGCTAACGTAGCGTACTCATTACGTTCACGTTGGTTGGAGCAGGTGACACTGTCCCCGGCTCGGGAATCTTGCCCTTGCGCGTTCGTTGGAGCGGGTGCAAACATGGTGTCTATGCGTTCGTTGGCGTTGCTGGCGTTTCTCGTTGTTGGTTGCGGCGAGGCTGCCACTGCCGGACCGGGGACCGGCGGCGCGGGTGGCGACATGGGCACGGCCGGCACCACTGGCGGCGGCGCCGCGGGCGCGAGCGGGACGGCTGGGCAGGGCGGTGCGCCGGCGACGTCGTGCGCGATCCCGATCGAGCAGATCTCCGGGACAGACGAGGCGCCCGTGTGGAATCGATGCGGCACGCCGTCCACCGGAGACATCCGCGTCACCGTCGTGAACGGGACGGTGGACTTCTTCGGCGCGTGGCCGGACGTCGGCAGCTACACGATCGCGCCGGGCGCAGACGGCACGTGCAGCGTCGACATCCGCTTCGAGCGCCCGGCGACGGAGTGCCGCGCGGAATACCTGTTCGTGCGCCTCGTCGTGCCGGCGATCTAGTTGCCCGGTTGCGGCGCGATCAGGCGCGCGTCGTAGACCGTGGTGCCGGGCGGCACCCTCGCGAATTCTCTTCGCAGGAGCGGGTTGATGGTCAGGACGGTGGTAGGAATATTCCGCCGAACGCGGCCGACGACGAACCGGGTGCGCGTGGCCTGGTCCATCAGATCTTCCTGTTGGGCGATCACGAACCCGTCGGCGCCGGCGAGCAACGTGACCTCCGCGGCGCGGAGCAGCGCGCCGTCCCTGGCCTCCCTGGGCGAGGTGGCGACGAACGTGACCCGGAACGTTTGCCCGTTTAGCTGGACGTCCGAGTAGCCGTATCCACCGCCATTCTCGGTGCTCGGACGGTACACCGTGCGACCGATCCTGCGCGTCTCGCCCTGGGCACAGGCGGCGAAGACTGCTAGCAGCCAAATCCACCGCATTGCCCGAGCGTAACACGGGTCCCCGATCGGGCGCCTGTGAGATGGGCATTTACGGTGACTTCGAAAGCGCCTGGGATGAAAACGTCCCGGAGGATCCGCTTGGAACGCCGTTTCTCACGGGCAGCGACAACCCGCTGACGATCATCAGGCAGGGCGGCCCGAAGGTAGGCCCGGAGAAGGCCAGCACCGCCAACCTGACCGCGGCGATGAACCGCGCCTTCGGGACGCAGGACAAGCTGGCCGCCGAGCGCGCCGGCTTCGGTGGCCACTTCGACCCGGCGTCAGACCGCTACGGCGCCATGCGCCAGCGGATGCTGGCCGCCGACCTGGCAGGCGCAGCCGCCGGCAAGGTGCCGTCGCTGGCGGAGATCCAACTGCGGCGCCAAGCCGGCGTTAACGCCGCCCGGCAGTTCGGGCTGGCCGCTGCGCTCCAGGGACGCAACCCGGGCGCCGCGCTGCGATCCGGGCGACTCGGCGCGCTCGCCACGCAGGCGGGGACGAACGTTGACGCGGCCATGCTGCGCGCGGGCGAGCAGGAGCGGGCGCGCGCGCTCCTCGGCCAGGTGCTGGCGCAGCAGCGCGCGGGAGACCAGGGCCTGCTCGGCGCCGACGTGGACTGGCGGAAGGCGTTGCTGGGCGGAGAGGTGAAGACCCTCGATTCAGGGATCGACGCTGCCGGCGCGCAGTTCAAGGGCGAGAACCTGAACGCCGCGGCCACGAACCAGTTCAACATGGAGGGGGCGAAGGCGATCGGGCAGATGTTCTCCGACGAGCGGCTGAAGGAAGACGTCAAGCCGGCGAAGCTGGAGAAGCTGGCCGAGTCGCTGAAGGGCTTCCGGTTCCGCTACAAGGACCAGGCGCACGGCGAGGGCGAGCGCGTTGGCGTGATGGCCCAGGACGCGCAGAAGGGCGGCCCGATCGGCAAGGGCATGGTCAAGATGGACGGCGCCGGCCGGCTGAAGCTCGACGTCGGGAACGCCGTGGGCGCCGCGCTGGCGATGTCCGCGCAGGCGCTACGCGAGACGAAGAAGCCGCTGGTGTCGCTGCGCAAGGCGGCCTGATGGGCGTCGGGTTCGTCGCGGACGACGAGGACGAGGACAGCGACGTCCAGCAGGCGCGGGACTACCTGGCCGGCGGCACCACCACGCCGGACGTTGCCATCGACGCCGCGCTCGACCTGGACGCGGACGCGCTGACGGATGAGGACGTCACCTCGGAGCCGCTGGTTGCCGAGCCGGAAGTTCCACAGCAGGGAGCCGTGGCGGCAGATGGGCCTCATACGCCTGTCGCAGCTGGTTCGACTCCAGCCCCTGCTACCAGCGCGTATCCGCCCGCGCCGCAGTTCCCGGAGCTCGGCCCGCCGCCGCCGCCGCCCGCGTTCACGGGCGACCCGCAGAAGGACGTGGCGCTGAACGCCGCGTACCAGCGCTCCCTGGTCGACCACCACGGCGAGCTGACGAAGCGGCAGACGGCGCTGGCGCAGCACGCCGCGGCCGTGGGGGCGATGCGCGGGCAGAAGGAGGCCGAGGTTGCCGCGGTCGAGGCGCGCGAGAAGAAGGCGGAGATCGCGCGCGCCAAGCTGGCGCGGGACGCGCGGGCGACGCAGATCAACGAGGCCGTGAACGCCCGGCTCGCGGCGGCCCGGGACGTCGAGGGGTTCAAGTGGGATCGCCCGCACACCGGGCGCGAGATCGCCGCCATCCTCATCGGCGGCTTCGCGGCTGGCCTGGGCAACGTCGCCGCCATCCAGGCCGGGCACGCGCCTAGTAACCAGAACGAGGGTCTGAAGGGCATCAACGACCGCATGAAGCGCGAGTACGACGCGAAGCGGGCGAGGCTGGCCCAGGCCGGGGACAACGTCCTCATGGCCCGCCACGGCGCCAAGGACGCGCAGGAGGCGCACCGGGCGGCGATGAACGACCTGGACGCGGACTTCGCGGCCCGGTACCGCGCCATCGCCCGCGAGGCGGACGAGCAGCTGCGCCGGGCGGGCGTGCCGGAGGCACAGGTCAAGGGCAACGTCGTGCTGGTGGACGCGCTCCAGAAGGCCGCCGCGCACGAAGGCGACATCCACAACCGCGAGGAGGGGCACCGCGACCAGCGGCAGCAGGCGGCGGCGACGCTGGCGCTCGCGCGCGCGAACCTGGGCGAGCGAAAGCGCGAGTTCGACGATCGGCTCGCAGACAAGAAGCTGGCGCGCGAGGAGAAGAAGGAGTCCAAGTCGCTGCAGGACCAGGCCCGTGTCGACGGCATCGTGCAGAAGGTGATCCAGAACACCGGGTACAAGGAGTCCGCCGCCCAGAACGCGAAGTACAACCAGATGGCACGCACGCTCTCCGGCGCGACCACCAACGCGGCGCTGGCGGCGGCGGGCGCCGGACAGTTCGTGAAGATGGCCCAGGGCGGTACGGGCGTCATCAGCGACAGCGACATGGATCTGTTTTGGAAGCGCGTGGGCGGCAAGCTGTCGGGCGCGGCCGTCGACCAGTTCATCAACGACTGGACGAACGGCAACATGGCCCCGGCGAAGGCCAAGATCGTCGGCGACGCCATCCGCCAGCTGGCGAAGGGCGCCCTGGCTGAGCTCGACCGCATCGGCGGCCAGATCGAAACCCGGCTCCAGGGCGTTGCGGAAAACACCCCGTGGGTCGCCAAGGAGATCCCGGTGTACCTCGACACCTACGTGCCAGGGATGCGCCAGCGCCGCACCGCCGCCGCGGGCAGCACGATCACCGCTCCCGGCGGCATCAAGTACGAGCTTGGAGCGGACGGCAAGTACCACAAGGTGAAGTGATGGCCGGCATCGACATGCCGGACACGCTGACGCCGGAGCAGGCGCGCAAGCTCGGGTTGCTGCCGGAGTTGCCGGATACGCTGACGCCGGAGGAGGCGCAGGCGCATGGCCTGACGGGCGGAGACGCGCCGCCCGCAGCCGAACCGCCGCCGGGCGTGTTCGATCGCCTGGGGCGAGGGTTCGCGGCGCTCGGCCGCACGATCGCCGCCGGAGCCGGCGCGGCGGCGGAGACGTGGCGGCACCCGATCGACACCATCACGAACCCGGCGCGGCGGCGCGAGTTCCTGCGGGGCATGGACAACATGGTCACGCTCGGGTACGGGCAGCGCCTGGCTGACCGCATCGGGCGCGCGGCCGGTGACGCTCCTGACGTGCAGCTCGCAGCGACGGCGGACCAGGACATGGTGGATGCGCCGGGCTTCCGCGAGTTCGGCGGGATCACCGGAGCGTTCACGCCCGGCGTGGCGTCCACGATCGCGAAGGGCGGCGGCCAGCTCATAAAGCTCGGAACGGCCGGGCTCAAGGCGACCAGCGCGCCGGCGCGCGTGGCGCTCGGCGCGGCCCGTGGCGCAGGCGGGTACGCAGCCACGGCGCCGGTTACCGCGGCCCTGTCGGCGGAGGCGTCCGGCGATCGCGCGGGCGCGGCTCGCGAGGCGGCTACGGATCCGGCTGGTATCGCGCTGTCGGCCGCGACAGGCGGCGGGGCGAGCCTCGCGTCCAAGCTGGTCGAGTCGGCGCCGGCGCGCGTGGCGAAGCGCCGCGCGAAGGACATCACGACGGGCGAGCAGAACGCGAAGAAGTCGACAACGCTGAAGGTGCAGGAGCGGGCGGGAGAAGACGGCGATCGGCTGTCGGTGGTGCTGGCGGAGGATCCGGCGCTCGAGAAGCTGGTATCGGTCAAGGCGGGCTCGTCGCCGGACAAGGTCGGCAAGGCGGTGACGGGGAAGATCGAGCAGATCAACGGCGAGTTGGACGACATGTTCGCGGCCATGGAGAAGGCCGGGCGCGTGGTGACGCCGACCGAAATCGCCGTCAGCTTCGACAAGATCGCCGGACGGCTGCTCAAGGACGGGCACCTCGACGCACTGAACGTGCTGCGCAAGGCGCGCGCGCAGTTCCTGAGCGAGTACGGAAACTTCGGCAAGCTGTCGGCGGACACGCTGCGCGGGCTCAAGGGGCGCGCGCGGACCGCGGCATTCGACGGCAACGCGGCGGTGGACCCGCTCCTGAAGAGGCAGGTCAGCAAGGAGATCTGGGCGGTGTACTCCGACGCGATCGAGCGCGCCGCCGCCAACGCCGACGGAGTCGACATCAAGCGGCTACGGAAGCTCAACCAGGACGTGTCGGTCCTGATCCCGGCGGAGCTGGCGCTGGAGGAGCGCGCGGCCATGGGAGCGGCCGGCCGCCGGTCGATCGGCGAACACATCGGCCGCGCCGCGCTGGCGGGCGCCGGCCTCGCGCACGGCGGCGTCAAGGAGATGGTCCTGGGCCTGGTGGCGCCGGAGGCGATCAGGCTGGGAGGCGAGGGCATCCGAGCGGCGGATTACGCGCTGGCGAAGAAGTTCCGCGGCGTGGCGCCGGACGTGTCCAGCGGAGTAGGCGCGCGCGCCGCGTCCCTCGACTACGCGGCGCGCGTGGCGCAGGGGATGAAGGGCGGGGCGTCGCTGGCCGACGCTGTCAAGGCCGCGGACGAGGGTCGCTGATGCCGCTCGTAACGCTGGTCCGGGACGACGACGAGCCGGGGACGCTGCCCCCCCCTGCCGACAACCCGGCGCTTGACCAGGAGGCCCTGTTCGCCGCGATCGGCCTCGGCAAGATCCTGGCGGCGCGCCCGACGCTGCACAAGTACCAGTGGCGGAAAGCGGCCGACCTGCCGAAGGAGATCCGCCGGCGCATCCTGCGCTTCATCGCCTCCGACGCATTCACCGAAGCGAACGACGTGCCAGACTTCGACTACGACGAGGCCCTGGGCTTCGTGGCGCAGCCTGGGCACCAGCTGACGCCGGAGCAGGCGAACGCGCTCCTGGCGGCGCTGCCAGATCCGGACATGGCGCTGGACCTGGGCGTGCAGGCGGTGCGGATCCTGACGTGGGCGGACGGCATCATGCCGCGCGACGCGCAGCCCGGGCCGATCGGCGCGCGCGCGGCGGAGCCAGATCCGAGCGCCACGGCCGACTTCCGCCGCGTCTGGCACGTGGCGCTGGACCCGCTGTTCGTGCTGGACGAGCTTGACGACGGGTCCCTGTCGGACGACCAGGTGGCGGCGCTGGCGCTGATCTACCCGCAGATCTACCAGGAGATCCGCCAGGCGATCGTCGACGGCGTGGCGACCATGGAGGCGCGGCGCAAGGGATGGGAGCCGGCGCCGCAGAAGGCGGCGTTGCTGTCGATGCTCAGGCAGGAGCAGCAGATCGACCCCGAGCTGGCGGCGCAGGTGCAGCAGGTGTACGCCATGGACCCGGGCGCGCAGCCGGCGCCGTCAGCGGCGCGGCGGCGGAAGCGTGGCGGGGCATCGGGCGACGCGGGCGAGGCGCTAACGCCGGGGTCGCGCGCGGCGAGCGGCGCCCGCTGACGGGTCCCCGATCGGGCGCCTGTGAATGGCCAGCCAGGCGACGATCCGCAACCTGAACGACAACCGCGAGGGTGCGTATCGCGACGGCCCGAGCACGGGCCTTATCACCGGGGTGGCCGCAGGAACGGCGAGCGCCGGGCACATCTGGGCGGTCCGCTGGGCGCCATCGACCGCGGCCGGTGCCCTGGCGGTCGAGAAACGCCGGTTCGCGCTGATCACTCGCCTGCGCGCGCGCTGGTTCACGATCGCCGGCTTCACAGCGGCCCAGGAAGTGCTCTTGTCGCTGTTCAAGCTGACCGGCTACGCGGCGCCGCACACGGGCGGCAGCGCGATCACGCCGTCGAAGAAGAGAACGGCCGCGCCGACGTCGCTGATGACCGGGCGGATCGCCACCACGGGGGCGCTCACCGCCGGCACGCAGGCCATCGACACGGACCCGATCGCCACGGGCGCATTCTCCGAGCTGGCGGCGGCCGCGACCGTGCCCAAGGGGTTTTTCGAACTCTTCCTGTCGACGGAGGACATGGCGCAGTATCCGATCGTGCTGGCGCCGAACGAGGGGCTACTGCTGCGGAACGAGATCCTCATGGGCGCAGGCGGCACGGCGCGGGTAGTCGTCGAAATGGACTGGCTCGAGGTCGAACGGTACTGACGGCCAGCCGTGACGATTCACCACGACATCGCCCTGGCCTTGTCGGTGTTGCTGGTGATCTCCTGCATCGTGTTCGCGCAGCACTGCGGCCAGCACATAAAGGACATCATCACGTTTGCGACAACGATCGCTGTCGCGACGTTCGCGCACGCGCAGGGCGTGAAGGCTGGTGCCGCAGCCGCGCGCGCGCGCGACGATCAAGGCCATGGCCGATGAGCACCCGCTCAAGCTCGCCGTCGATATCGACGACTGGCTACACGCCCGGAAGCTTCTATCCCGAGCTCTGGGCGGATTTGGCCGCTGCGTCCCACCACCTGACGCTGGTCGAGCAGCGGAACTCTCCCATCTCATTGTCGCCGCAGACCGTGAGCTCGCGCGCGAGCGACTTGTCTGGGAAGCACACATCCGACCCCGGCTGACCAAGTACGAGGGGTCGCCGGTGCCGCCGCTGATCGCGCTCTGATGGACGACACGCCGGAGGCGGAGCCGGTCCGCCTGCCCGGATATGAGCCCGGGTTCAAGGACGGTTACCGGATCGGGATGGACCGGGCGCTCTGGTGCCTGCGCGAGGCCATGATCGAGGACCGCACGGACCCCGGAGAGGCGTACCTGATCACGGAGAAGCTACGCCGCTGGATCGCTGCCCACGGCGGTTAGCCCGCGAAGTGGGCGATCGTCACACCCACGCCCGGGCCCAGGTTATGGCCGCCCGCACCCTCGATGTCGAATCGGTCGCTCCAGCCCTGGACGTGGCGCCAGCCGTCGCCGCCCAGCACGCCCGCCGCCACCAGGCCGTCCAAGATCAGCTTGCGTCCGCCGGCCGCCACGTTGTCGGGGTCGCGCCGCCGGTCCCGCTCGTACCAGTGGAACGACAGCACGACTTGACCCGGGAACGCCGGCAGCTTCTTCGACTTGGCGAGGAGTTGTACGACGTCGGTCCACGTGCGCTTGAGACGCGCGTATCCGGCGCCGCGGCCGCCGGAGCCCTTCGCCGCTGCGATCAGCTCGTTCATCCCCGGCAGCGGCCCCGGGACCCACAACGACGCTCTGATCGTCGTCACGGGCGCGGCCACCTGTAGCCGTAGCGCAGGCGCATCCAGATGCGCCGCCACAGCGTCGGCACGCCCGGGGCGAACGGCTCGACGTACACCCGCCCCGTGCCGAAGTCGATCGCCAGGACCACGGACGCGCGCGCCGCGCGGTCATGGTCGAGCACCTGGCCGATGAGGATCTGCCCGGTCGCCATGTTACCCTTCGCCCAGTGAAGCGCCGAGAACACCCGATGCTGGTCGCCCTGCTGGAGGCGTGGGCGCGCCGGGCAGGCGTGCCGACAGCGACAGCATGGTCCTGGATCGATCGGAGGTCAGCGCCACCGCCCGAGATGCGAGCGGCGATCGTGGACGCCTTCTTCCCGCTGGTACGGCCGGACGACTTCTTGAGCTTGCCATCTCTCGCCACACATGCCACATTAGCCACACCGATGTCAACCGGAGCACACGAGGAGACGCGGCAGACCCGGGTCAGCCGCGCCCGGCTGCGCAAGGACAACCGGCGGCACCCGTTCGTCGCCGCGTGCGTGCAGGACGGCGTCACGGTCACGGAGATCGCCGCCGAGCGGAAGCGCGCGCGCTCGACGGTGCAGAGCTGGTACGACGCCGACACGGACAACGCCCGCCCGATCCCCCGCGCCGACGCCGAATGGATCAAGGCGCGCTTCGGCAAGGATGCCGACGGCAACTGGCGCGTGCCGCTGACCTGCTGGGCCAGGCTGGGCGACTGAAGTAGCCGCCGTGGCGAGGCCAGAAATAGTGCTTGCGTTTGTGGCGAGTGTGGCTAGAATGTGTGGCGAGATGACGGACGACGACGGATACGAGGCGTACCGGGACGGCCTGGGACTGGTCCCGCACCACAGTGATCCGCTGGACGGCGACCTGCGCTTGTCGCTGCCGATCGCCGAGTCCTACTGCGACACATGCCGGCTGTTCCATGGCCCGGGCACGGCGTGCGCGGTGGCGCGCGCGGCAGTCGAGGCGTTGATCATCGAGGAGGGCGAGTTGCTGGGCGAGGCGGAGATCGGCGACTGCGACCGCGTGGCGCTGCTGGCGGCGCTGCGCCTGCGCGGGCTGGCCATCGAGCCAGATGGTGACCGGTGGCGCGTGGTCGGGACGGTGGCCGCATGAACGCCCGCCACGTCAGCGAGGCGACGATGCGCGTGCGCGACGTCCTGTACGAAGGTCTGTTGGTGCGCCGGGGCGAGGCGCTGACCGAGGAGATCGCCCGCGAGCGCGCGAACAACCTGGCGACGCAGGTGATTGAGGCGCTGACGCAGCTGGCGGAGGAGTCGAAGCCGCCGCCCGTGCGGAGCCGCTACCACTTCGACGAACGGCCGGACCCGAACGACGACGACGAAAGGATCAAGCCATGACCGCAGCAGCCGCAGAAACGACCGCGATGACCCCACCGGAGGGTGGGACAATGTCCCAGGCTCCAGGGCCCGCGGCGCAGTACGCCCGCGGTTTCGACGGCATGGCGACCGAGCCGTTCTCGGAGGAGGCGCGGCGGGTGCTGGCGGAGAAGGTCAACCCGCACGACGTCGAGATCAAACCGGACGGGATCGTGTTCCTGCCGGGCGTGGCCTACCGGCGCATCCTCACGCGCGCCTTCGGCGCCGGCGGCTGGGCCATAGCCCCGCGCTCGCCCGCCCGGTACATGAAGGACAACAACATCGTCGTGTACCACGGCGCCCTGTTCTGCCTGGGGCGCTTCGTGGCGGAGGCGGTGGGCGAGTGCTTCTACCGCGACAACAACCCCAACATGAGCTACGCCTCGTGCGTCGAGGGGGCGAAGACGGACGCCCTGTCGCGCTGCTGCAAGGACCTGGGCGTGGCGACGGAGCTGTGGGACGCAACCTGGAGGGAGAAATGGAAAAGCCAGTACGCGACGAGCTACGAGCAGACGGACAAGCGGACGGGCGACAAGAAGACGAAGTGGAAGCTCAAGAACCGGGTGAGCCAGCCGCACGACCTGATGGCGGGCGCGGGTGGTGTTGCCCCGCCTGCGGCGCCGTCTTCTCCGCCGTCCTCCGAAGCGTCGCGTACACCGCCGGCATCGCCGTCTCCGCCGAGTGCCGATGCGGTTGGCGCGGAAGCATCGCCGTCACCGTCCGCGCCCTCGGTGCCTGACACCGGCGAAGCGGCGACCGCCGAACAGAAGGAGGCGATCGTCAGCCACATCCGGAAGCGGAAATGGACGAAGGCGTACGTGCGGGTGTGGTTCGGGCAGCTGTTCGGGCGCCTGTTCGCGGCGGCAGACAACCCGGTGGAGGCGCTGACGCAGATGCAGGCCGACGCGGCGCTGACGCTGGTCATGGCCCACGGCACGAAGCACTACGAGGCGCTGATCGCGGAGGAGAGGGCGAAGGGGCTCGTGCTGCCGGAGGCGGCGGCGTGAGCCGGCTTTACGACGAGCGGTGCCTGGATCTGGCGAAGGTATTCGTCAAGGGCGACCAGGCGCAGAAGGAGCTGGCGGGCGACCTCCAGGACTTCATCGAGGACTGGCTGGAGATCAACGGGTCGGACGACGATGAGGAGCAGTCGTGATCTCCGCGTCCGCGCTCGCGCCGAACTGCGCGTACCCGCGCGTCCTGAAGGCGAAGCGTCCGCCGGTGGCGACGACCGTCGAGGCGCAGGAGCGCGGGACACTGTTCCACAAGGCCGTCGAGTCCTGGGTGACGTCGGGCAACCTGGACGCGGCGTGCGACATGGTGGCGGACCTGGAGATCCTGGGGTGGCTCCATCTGCTCGCCGCGCAGTGGACGCCGCCGCGTGACGCGGAGGTGGAAATCGCCTGGGGCCTACGGCCGGACGGCACGTACACCGACGTTGACGAGCCGGAGCCGCACGTCTACCGCGCGCGCGACGGCGGCGAGCTGCTGACCGCGGGTCGCGCGGACCTGGCGTTCTGCTGGAGCCGCGGCGTGCTGCACGTCATCGACTGGAAGACTGGGAAGTGGCCCGCGCCGCCGGCCGCCGTCAACCTCCAGGTGAACGCCGCGGGGATCGCGCTGGCGGAGCGCACGGGCGCCACGCACTACGTCCCGGCGATCTACTACGTGCGCGACGGGGTGTTGGACGAGGGGGACACGGTCGCGATGGGCTCGCCCGCTCACGCGGCGATGCTGGAGGCGGTGCGCGCCGCCGCGACGCTGCCGCCGGAGCCGCGCCCGGGCGACTGGTGTTCGCGTTGTTGGGAAAAACGCGCGTGCCCGGCGGTGCAGCCGTGAAGGCACGCGCGCGGTCCGCCGTTCCGGCGATGGCGTACGACCCGGAGCACCGGCGCTTCGTGAGCCAGCTCGTCGTGGTGCTCGAGGACGGCCGCGTGTTCCAGTCGGTGAGCGCCGACGGCCCGACGCAGATGATCGAGGTGACGTTGCCGGATCGGCAACGAAGGCGCAGAACATTACGAAATCGTAAGGTTAGATAGTTACGAAACCTTCGCGCCACATCGTTGACGCGGTCCCCGGGGTTTCGCTGAACAAACAGACCGCATAGGTACGACCAGTTCTGTCATGGCAGGTTCGTAAGCTCGTTTCGAATGGGGGCGACGATGCAGCTCGAATTGCCGGTGTACCAGGAAGGGCGTCTTTACGAGGCGATCACGTGGACGATCGACCACCGCGGCAACATCAGCACGGAGACGCGGGCGATGTACCACGAGCAGCGGCGCTGGCTCGTGGCGTTCTTCGGGGACGTGCAGGTCGCGGACATCGGGTTCAAGGACGTCAACGGCTACATCGACCAGGAGACGGCTCGGGGCCTGATGCGGGAGACGGTGAAGAAGCGCCTCAAGCTGCTGCGGCTCGCGCTCGAGGACGCCTGGCGCCGCGGGTTCTGCAAGGAGCGGCCGCACTGGTGGCCAGAGATCAAGGGCGACAGCAAGCCGGGGCAGGACGTGTGGACGTACAAGGACTACCGCCAGGGGCGGCTGGCGTTCGACCCGGACCAGCGGATCGGCGTCGACATCCTGTTCTGGACGGGCATGCACGACAGCGACGTCCGGCGGTGGCGGCGGGGCGACGTTGACCTGGAGCGCCGGACGTGGCGCAGGTACAACACCAAGTCGAAGGCCATCGCCCGCTGGCTGCCGCTGCCGGACGAGTTCGGCGAGCTGCTGGCGGACTGGTTCACGGCGAACGGCATCACGGAGCCGGCGCACCGGGTGGCGCCGCGGTGGTGGGCGTACCCGTCCAAGGGGATGATCCGAACCTGCGCCCGGGCCGGTGTCCCCCACGTCACGCCGCTCGGCCTTCGCCGCTCGTGCGTCTCGTACATCTTCGAGCTCGCGGTGAAGAAGGGCATGAGCCCGGAGCAGGGCGCCGAGTTCGCCGCGCTCTGGCTCGGGCACAAAAGCGACCCCCGCACGTCGAGGATCATCCGCACGCACTACCTGCGGTGGACGCCCGATGCGATCGACGTTGCGAACCCGTTTGACAACGCGCGTCCGAATTTCGCGCCCGCCGTTACGAAATAGTTGATCTCCCCGATCAGGGGTTGTACTGGTTGAGATGCGAGCATGGAAACCAGCAATTCGGCGGTCTCGGCCTCTTCTTCGCGGCGCAGCCATGCTCGCAACGTGCGCTCGCTCGAGGAGGGGGGGCCAAAGCCGCCGATCGCAAGACGGGAGGCATCCATCATGGGAGGAACGGGAATCGCCCTACGAAGCCGGGGGTACCAAGTTCGAATCTTGGCAGCCGCGCCCCTGCGGGTTATCCGCGGCGGCGGGGGTGCGCGCAAGCCGCGCCCGTCCGGCCCTGACATCTTCGACCGCGTCCACGAACTGCTGGGCGAGACGGCTACCACGCGCAGCCTGATCCGGCGGGCGGACAGGGCCATCGAGGAGGGCAAGCGCGCCCGGCGGGCGTTGGAGGCGACGCTGCGCATGTTTGCGGATCCCGTGCGCCGGGCCGTGCGCGGGTGAAGGTGCTCACCTGCCCGGAGTGGCGGGCGCGGCGCCACCGGCGCGAGCGGCTGATCCGATACGGCGGCGCGCTGGCGGCCATCGTTCTGCCGTCCTTGCTCGCCTGGGCGGCGGTGGGCGCATTCCTGGGGTCGCCGTGAAGGGCTCCACGTACACGCAGCGACTGCGCGCCGAGTTCGCCTGCCGGGCGATCGAGCGATACGCGCTGGGCGTCGTCGAGCGCGACCGGCGCGGTCAAGTCACCAAGGTCATCACGGGCGGCATGGACCGCGGCCACCGCCGCCGGATGCGCAACGCCCGAAAACGAGAACGCCAGGAGGCACGGTCATGAAGTGGTGTGGCTACAAGCAGATTCCGTTCAAGTCGATCAGGATGGACGTCTCCGAGATCCGGCAGCGGTCGAAGGCGGCGCACGTCGCAGAGCTGGCGGACGACATCCGCAAGCGCGGAGGCGACCCGATCCACGCGCCAACGATCCGCGACAGCGACAAGCGGCTGCTCTGCGGGCGGGACCGCATGGCCGCGCTGATCACGCTCAAGGCGAAAAAGATCTGGGTGCACGTCGTCGACTGCGACGACGGGGAGGCGAAGGAACTGGAGCTGGCGGAGAACATCTACCGCCGCGCCGAGAACCGCGCCGCGCTGATCGCGGAGATGGTGGGCCTCAAGGAGCAGCAATTACGCGCAAACACTGAGTTGACGCGCGCTGACTCAGGGGACGGTGTCCCCTCGGTACGGGGCGGCAACGACCCCATAAAGACGCGCGCGCGCCGCGAGGTCGCCCGCGCCGCCGGCATCTCTCCCGCGTCGGTGAAGAAGGCCGAGCAGCGCGCGAGGGCTTCCGCCCCTGACGGCGCCGGTGCACCCGACGCGCCGGTGGCCGAGGACCCGGTTACCCTCGAGCTGTTCGTTGACGACGTCAGCACGCGGGCGGTCTGCAAGTTCGCGCTGCCGTACCAGCTGGCGATCGACGCCGCGGACAAGCACTTGCAGTTGGCGCTGGGCGCTCTCAAGCCGATCGAGAATTCCGCGCTCGGCCAGGAGCTGCGGGCGCAGGTGCAGAACGTCGGCGGGCGCGTCCGGTCGGAGCGGCCCGGGGCGATCTGCCCGTGGTGCAAGGGCCTGCCGAAGGCGACGTTCGGCCTGTGCGGCGGCTGCAAGGGCCAGCAGTGGGTCACGGCGGAGAAGGCGGCGCGCGCCCCGGCAGAGTGCCGCGAGGCGAGCCCGCCGATCGTGATGTGGAACGGCAAGCCCGTTCCGTACGCGGACGCGCTGGCGGGGAAGTTCCAGACGAACGGCGCGCCCGCGAAGAAGAGCAGTAGGCGGATCAAGGTCGAGGACGAAGCGGGCAACGAGATCCCGTTGGACAGCGACGAGGCGTACTAGCCGATGTCGGCGGCGCACCAGATCGGCCTGTTCGCGCCCGCGGCGCCCGCGCGGATGTCCATGACAGCGCCGGCGGGGCCGGTGCGCGCGCCGCGCCCGTACCAGGAGGCGGCGATCGAAGCGGTGCGCGCGCGCCTGTCCGAGCACCGCTCGACGCTGCTGGTGCTGCCGACCGGAGCGGGGAAGACGTTCACGGCCTCGACGTATATCGAGCGGCACCATCCGGCGGCGCCGGTGATCTGGCTGGCGCACCGCGAGGAGTTGGTTGACCAGGGCATCGGCGACCTGTCGACGGTCGTCGGCGAGTACGTGGCGAAGGAGAAGGCGGAGCGCCGGGCGGAGGGCGGGCGGCTGGTGGTGGCGAGCGTCCAGACGCTCAAGAGCGACCGCCTGGACGACTTCAAGGCACGGTACGCTAGGCCGGCGCTGATCGTGGTGGACGAGGCGCACCATGCGGTGGCGCCGAGCTACCTCAAGATCTTGGACGCCTTCCCCGGCGCGAAGGTCCTGGGCCTGACAGCCACGCCCGACCGAGCCGACGAGCGGGCGATGGGGCAGGTGTTCGACAGCGTGGCGTACGTGTACGAAATCCTGGACGCCATCAACGACGGCTACCTGTGCCCGGTCGTCCGCCAGCGCGTCCTGGTCGACGCGATCGACCTGTCGGGCGTCGGCATCGTGGCCGGCGACTTCAACCAGGGCCAGCTCGACACCGTCATGTCGCTGGAGAAGGTCCTGCACGGCATCGTCGAGCCGCTGTTGAAGGAGGCTGGCGACCGGCGAACGATCGTCTTTTCCACGTCGGTGGAGAACGCGCACCGGATGGCCGAGATCATCAACCGGTACCGGCCGGAGGCGGCGCGGGCTGTGGACGGCGGCGCCGAGATGAAGCGCAGCGGCCAGCGCCGTCGGATCCTCGGCGACCACAAGGCCGGCGTCTTCCAGTTTCTGTGCAATGTCGGCGTGCTGACCGAGGGGTACGACGACAAGGCGGTGTCCTGCGTCGCGATCGCCAGGCCCACCAAGTCGCGGTCCCTATACGCGCAGATGGCCGGGCGCGGGCTGCGCGTGCTTGACGGCAAGAAGGATTGCCTGCTGCTCGACTTCGTGGGGCGGAACGGCGCGCACAAGCTGGCGAGCGCGATCGACATCCTGGGCGGGAAGTACGACGAGATGACGGTCTCGAAGGCGAAGGAGATCGCCGACCGCGAAGAAGGCGCGATGCCGGCGCAGGAGGCGCTGGAGCTCGCGGCGAAGGAGATCGCCGAGGCCAAGCAGCGTGAGGCCGCCCGCCGGTCCCGCATCAAAGCAAAGGTGGCGTACCGGACGGAGGCGGTGAGCCCGTTCGACGTGCTGCACATGCGTCCGCTGGTCGATGACCACTCGGCGCGGTTCGGGATGACCGCGACGGAGAAACAGATCGCGTACCTGCAGCGGAAGGGCATCGAGCCCGACGAGGGCATGAGCAGGGCGCGCGCGTCGCAGCTCATCGGCTCGCTGGCGAAGCGCCAGGACCTTGGCCTGGCGACGTACAAGCAGGCGGCGTTCCTGCGTCGGTACGGGATCACCGACATCAACATCAGCAAGGACCGCGCCTCGGAGATGTACGAGGCGATCAAGCAGAACGGCTGGCGGCTGCCGGCGAACCTGGCAAAGGCGCCCGCGCGCGAGCCTGGCGGCGGCGAGGACGAGCTGTACTGATGGGCCGCGCGCGGTGGGATCTGCGGCTCGGCGACTGCCTGGACCAGGCCGCCGGCCTTCCGTCGCTCCCAGATAAGTCGGTTGACGTCGTCATCACTGACCCGGTCTGGCCGAACCGGCCGGCCAGTCTGTGGCCCGGCGTTGACGCCGCGGCCGTTTGGGGGGGGGCATGCATGCAGTTTGAGCGGATCGTCCGCCGCCGCGTCATCGTCATCCTTGGCACGGACACTGACCCGCGATTCCTGGGCTGCGTCCCGCCGTCGTTCCCGTTCGTTCGTCTGTGCTGGCTGCGCTACGCGCTGCCGAGCTACAACGGCACCGTCCTGAACGGCGGTGTGGCCGCGTACGTCTTCGGTGACGCCCGCGGGCCTCACGGCGCGACGCTGATGCCCGGCGAGGTCACGGCGTCGTCCAACGGCGTGCCGCCAGGCGTCCGTCGCGGTGTGCACCCGTGCCCGCGGAAGGACGAGCACCTGGCATGGCTCGTCAGATTCTTCTCGCACCCCGGGGACGTGGTCTGTGATCCGTTCGCCGGCAGCGGCACCACCGGTGTCGCCGCCGTTCGCCAGGGCAGGTCGTTCATCGGGTGGGAGGTCGACCGCTCGTACCACGACGAGGCGCGCCGCGTTCTCGCCGGTACGCGTGAGCAGCTTGACCTGTTAAGGCCGCGTCGGCGCCGCCGGCCGATGCAGCAACGGATCGCGACGTGACGCCTGAGCCCTGCGCCGAGTGCGGTTCGACGACGTACATCGCGTCCACCGTCGACACGGACGGCGTGCGGACGTGCGCGGCGTGCCTGATCGGGCTGACGCCGATGCTGGTGCGTGGCGTCCCGATTGCGACGACAGTGGGCGAGCTCGCGCCGCGAGGTGAGACGTGACGGTCGCCGCCGGTCTTGTGGCGATCGTGCGTTTTCCACGGGACAACGTCCCGGGGCCGCGCGTGGCGCTGGTGCAGGCTGTGCGCGGCGACCAGGCCCTGGTCGCGAAGTGGCGCGGGCCTTTCGGCGGCACGCGCCGCTGGTCGCGGCCGCGCTGGGTGCCGGTAGCGGACATCGCCCGCGAGGCGACGGCGCGCGAGGCGAGCGTGGGCATGGCGATCGGGCCCGTGCCGGCGAGGGCGGCATGAGCACGCCAGCACAGCGGCGCGTGACGCTCGCAGAAGTCGAGCAGCAGGCCCGCAAGGACCTGGCCATCGGCGGACCGACCGTCACGATCGACTGGGCGTTCCGGCACGCCCGCGCGGTCGCGCGCGCGGCGGAGGCGGAGCAGGCGTGGAAGGCGTTCGACGCCGACCGCTGCCGAATGTTCATCGACATCGCCAGCGACATCAGGCTGTCGAAGCCGGCGACGTACGACGCGCTGACGATGGTGACGGCGTCGCTGCACAGCGCGGCCGCGGACCTGGGCGAAGCGCGGGCGATCGAGGTGGCCTGCGGGCACGTCCTTCGGCTGCTCGAGCAAGGTGTGAAGGTGGCCGCGTCGCCGCACGCGAAACCGAGGGCGGCATGATGCGCCGGACACCTCTCAAGCGCTACACCCGCCTCAAGCCCCGAGGCAACACCAAGCACGCCCGCCGTAAGCGGGACTGGGAGTACATGGCCTGGGTGCGCGGGCAGTCGTGCATCGTTCGCCAGTTGATACCAAACGCGTCGGTGTGCGTGGGGTGGCCGGAAGCCCACCACATCGGCGGCCGGTACGGCGAGAACACCGATCGCAACTGCGTTCCGATGTGTCCGTTCCATCACCGCCAGTGGCATGGGGTTGTTGGTGGTGGCGGGATCTTCGCTGGCTGGTCCGTGGCTCGAAGGCGGGGCTGGGGAGCAATTGCGGTGGCCGTGACTCAAGCGGCGTATGGGGGTGCCCTGTGAAGGTCGCCGCGTTGTACGTCCGTTACGGCGGGGTCTACTACGGCCTGGATGACGTGGAGCCGTGGGGGTGGCCGAATCGAGATGCGAGGGAGTACGCGGGGCCGTGGCCCGTGGTGGCGCATCCGCCGTGTGAGCGGTGGGGACGGTACTGGTCGGGAGGCCCGTCTGCGCGGGTGAGGCGAGAGAAGGGCGACGACAAGGGCTGTTTCGCGGCAGCGCTCGCGTCCGTGCGCGCGTTTGGTGGCGTGCTCGAGCACCCCGAAGCGTCTCACGCCTGGCGCGCGTTCAACCTGGCGCCTCCTCCGTACGCTGGTGGCTGGGTGGATGCCGGGGACGGAATGGGCAAGACGTGTTGCGTGGCGCAGGGCCACTACGGCCACAGAGCTCAGAAAATGACCTGGTTGTACGCCGTGCGCGCCGAGCTGCCCGCGCTGAATTGGGGTCGCGCAGCTCGCCGAACGCGACTTGACGACGGGTTTCACACCGCAGCCGAACGAAGGCGAGCCATACGGACGGGCGTGTGCCAGCGGCTCAGCAAAAGACAGCGCGCAGGAACCCCTCGCCCCTTCCGCGACCTTCTCCTCTCCATCGCCCGCAGCGCGGCGGCGTATGGGGGTGCCCGGTGAGCGGGTTGGTTGACCCGCGCGAGCGCATCGGGTGCGCGTGCCATCGCATCGATGGTCGGGACTGCATTCGGTTTCGCGTGAGCGACGACTTGCGGACGATGCTTGACGTCGAGCCGTCGAAACTGCGATGCGACGATGACGACGAGTGCGGCTGCGCTTGCCACGAGGACTACGACGCCAGCTTGGATGATGACGATAGCGGGGCGGTGTATGGGGGTGGGGGGTGAGCGCGCGCGTGATGATTCTCGTGTGCTGGGGGCTGTTTATTTATGGGTGCCTCATGGGCTGGACGTGCGCGGGTGGCAAATGGTAGCCGCGATCGTCCACTGGCAGGACAGCGATGGGAAGTGGTGGCACGTCATTGACCAGCGCGGGAAAGGACACCCGGCCGACCCAGCGCATGCCTTCGATGCCGTGTTGATGGACTGCAACTGCCCCGCCGCACCACCACTAGAACCGAAAGAACCGAGGAGGGAGCCATGAAGAAAGCAACGAACGGAGAGAGCGAGCGAGCGGTAATCGTGACGACGGAGCACCGCGGGATGTTTTTCGGCTACATCAAGCCGGCGGACATCGACGCAGACGTGATCCCGCTCAAGCGGGCGCGGCTGTGCGTCTACTGGAGCGCCGACGTCAAGGGGTTCATGGGGCTCGCAGCAAACGGTCCGAGTGCTAGCTGCCGCATTGGTCCCGCCGCTGATATCAAGCTGCGGAACATCACGGCGGTTATGGATGTCACGCCGGAAGCCGTGGCGAGGTGGGAGACGGCGCCGTGGACGTAGCCGTGTTGCGCGGGGAAGTTCCCAAGATCGTGTCCGGGTACGGGACCGGGGACGGGTACGGGTACAGGTGCGGGTACGGGTACGGGTCCGGGTCCGGGTCCGGGTACGATCTCTTGGCCTGTCTGCCGTCCGCTGTCCCCGTGACCGCCGAACATCTGAAACGCGGCAACGCCTGCAATGCAGCCGTGCAAGCGTTTGAGAAGGCATTTCCGAACGGCGGAACGTGGCCCGACGACATCGCCAAGGCCGAAGCCGCCGGACTCGACGTGAATTGGTGTCGGAAGTTTGGATTGCTGCGGCCCGTAACCGAAGGAGGGAGCCATGAGTGAGAAACCGACGGTGCAAGTAGGGCAGAGGCGACGGTGGAATGACGACATGGATGCGACGTACGGACGAACAATCCGCGCCGACGAGGAGGTTGCTGGCCCATCCTCGAAGCCTCCCGAGCGCGAAGTCAGCCACAACGGCCGAGACTGGATTCCGTACGAACGCCTCACGGACTCCGACGCTTTTGACTCCTACAAGCACCGCCGTGTCGACGGTGTCGTGGCGGCTGTAGCCGTAGAGGCTAACGTCGCAAATCGGGTCATCGGTCGCTATCACGGTGAGCGTCAGGTAGCGAACGAGACGGAGCTTTCGCAGCGCATCGCAATGGACGACATGGACGACCGCCGTCGGTCTCGGCGCCCCGCTAGGACGGACCACCCGCCCGCCAAACCCAAACGAAGTTGGTACGCCCCTGTCGACGATTTCGACCTACTCCCGGATGCGCCATGAGCGAATCGAAAACGAAACAGGGGGTTCGCAACCTGAATTCCATGGGGCCGCGTGCAAGGTTGCGCCCCGCTGGTCCGATGACGTGCCCGCCGCACCTTCCGGTATGGCGAACCCAAATCGACTACGGACTACGCATTGATCAGCAGGTCTGCCGCGCATGCGGGACGGTGCTTTCATGACCCCCAACGGACTACGGGAGGCCACGGCCGGCTTGGTCGACGCGGCCCGCGAGATTCGCCGCGTCCGAGACGCACAGAACCAGTACACGCGCCAGCTTCAAGAGCTTGCGACCGAGGCTAGGAGGACGGGCGAGAGCCAAGCGCACAGAATCCCGCCGCGTGTCTACGATTACGGCGACGCGGTTGCGTCCCTGCTTGAAGCCCTCGAAAGCTACGAACGCGCCGCCCTCCGCACCCACCAAGAGGCTGCCGCCCCTGTTGGGCAGAGTGCGCGAAGCGTGGCCGAGGAATTTGCCGCCCGCGAGCCATACAACACGAAGGCCAACTACATCGCTGCACTGACCGCTGCAATCGAATCCGACCGCGCCTCCCTCGCTAGCCGTCTGGCTGAGGCTGAGGGGTTGCTGCGGGAGGAGGCGAATTCCTGGACGTGCGTGGAAGCGTCGGCTGGCGCCAACCCCGGCGAATCGTTCTGCATCGACCTCACGGACCCCGATGGTAAACCGACGTGCTGGTACTGTCGGGCTCGCGCCTTTCTCGGCCCCTCTCCTACTACTGGAGGGCGCGATGGCGGGTAACGAATACGTACTGAAACCGCCGAAGGAAGTGCAGCGGAAGTCTGCGACGAATCCGAACATCGCAGCCCGTGTCGGGGCCGAGCTTGCGCAAAGCCTCCGCGCCTTCTGCACCGAAAACCGCGTGACCATGGAAAGCGCGATGCAGGTTGCCATCGCCGAGTTTCTTGAGCGGCGCACTACTGGAGGGGAGCGGTGAACCGGCTGGAGCGGGCGCGCGACACGGTGAACAACTGGGAACGCCGGCACCGCCGACCGTGGCGTCGCGTTCGTTGCCGTGGCTGCGCGTGGCGTTTCGACTGGCCGCACACGCACATGGACGCCGCCTCCATTCTCCTCGACGGCTACCCCGCCCGCTGGTACGGGAAGCCGCAACCGATAAACCCGCGCTGGACGATCTACGGGACCAATCGATTGCAGAGTTGGGACTGGACGGCCACCCGCCAGAAACGGAGGAGGGGATGACCGACTGTCCCTACTGCCTGCGAACCGATGCGCACAGGCACAGCGTCACGCTCGGCAATGGAAGGATGATTGTCGACGGGCACGAAATACCAACGCAAGGCCCGGTGCGCGTCAAGCCGCTCTCGCGCCCCACCCCCAAGAAACCAGGAAGGCGGGCGAAGCCGTGAGCACACAGGATTGGTCCAAGGCGACCCACGATGAGCTTGAGGACGGGATGATTGACGGCGAAGAGGAAGCGCTTGCGGAGGCGTACACGCGAGTCGTGCGAACCCTTGGCGACCGTGAGGCCGAGCTACACACGGCCCGGGCCGCTCTCGCTACCTCCGAAGCAGCCAGGGCCGAGGCGGAGCGGGCTCGGGACAAGGCGATTGCCGGGCGCGACCACGAACGCGACACCTGCTTACGTGCAGAGCGTGAGAAAGAACTCGCCGGCAAGGTCGCAGCACTAGAGGCGGAACGGGACGGATCGATTGCCCTGTGGAAACTGGAGTGCTCCCGGGCCGCTGTCTTCATCAGCCAACTCCGCTCAGCTCGTGAAGCACTGGAGGCGGCACGCGCGCAGTGTCCCAACCCCGGCGACGCTTACGAAATCCTCGACAGGGCAATCCGCGTCCTCACCGCTCCCGCCCCTCCCAAGCCAGGAGACGAGGGGCCGAGGTGCAAGCCTGGATGCGGGCAACCGGACGTTTACGGGCAGCAGTGGAGCGGCTTCTACGCGCCGATGGACCCGACGAACCGACATTACTGCACCCCCGCCTGTCGCGACGCCGGGCGCCCGCTTCACCCTCCCACTAACGAGCGCAAGACAGGGGAGGGCACCGAGGGCGGATGAATACGTCTCACCGCAAACGCCGCCCCTCGTGTGGGGCAACGGCGGAGGCGCGGGCCACCGGGGCTTGCCGCGCCATGCGAACGTGGACGCGCTCTCGAATACATAGCCGCGGCGTTGCGCCGGCCCGACAGACGGGCGCCAGCCACGCGGCGTTGAAGCAGGGACGCCTTCCTGGACGGGGAGAAGATCGCCCCGGGTGTGCCTTGCGGCATGGGGGTTGTTTGACTACATGTTGACAACGGCAGCAAATAAAGCCACGAGTCGTTTGTAAAATGACCGCGGCTGCTGTATGGGAGCGCCGATTGGCAAGCGAAAACCTCGCGCCGATCGACCGCGAGCTCGTTCGAGCGAACACGGCGCGACGATCATGGAGGCGCGGCACGCCCGCGGCGCGGCCGGCGCAGCCGGAGGCGGTGAGCGCATGGCTTGCCTGGGCGCAAGATGTTCTGCGCGCTCACCGCTTCGATACGCCGTGGCAGCGGCGGGTGTGGTCGCTGTACGCGCAGGGGCGGCCGCTGGCGTTGCTGGCGGCGAAGCTGAAGGCGTCTAAGCGCGCGGTCACGCGGGCGATCGAGCGTGTGGAGCGGTGGGCGCCGGCGGCGCCAGTGGATAACCCTTGGCGAAAGGTGGCCGCGGGGGGTGGGACAGTGTCCCAGGCTCCCGACGACGTGCGCGGGCTGCTGATGCGCTCGGATCGACGCGTAACAGTGAGGGTTTGCATGCTGGCGCTTCAGTGCGCCGACAGGGGGAAACTGCGCGATCTGTTCGGCGGTGACCCGATGCTCTTGCGGCTGGTGCCGCCGGAGGACGAACCGAAGGAGGAGCCCATGGCCGAGCCAAAGCGAGTGCACTACACCAGGATCTTGCTCAAACGAGACATCGACGTCCGAGACCCACGCATCGGCGCCCGCCAGCGCCGGATGTTCATCGAGGTGGAAGGCGTGCCGCACGCCGGCGGCATCAACGTGGAACTCGAGACGAAGACGAACGGCGAGAACACGCGCACGACCATCACGGTGCCCTGGGACGGCATCCTGCAGGCCGACCGCGTGGAGCCGGAGGGGGCGGCAGGGTGACGCTGGACGATCTGCGGCGGGCTATCCGACAAGCGTCGGAGTCCGGCGCGAAGGCGCTCAAGGAGAAGCGACTTGGCTGAGCGGCTTCAGAACAAGAAGCCCGCGCGAAACGCGAAGGGGCAACTCCTGCCGGGCGGCACGGCGAACCCTGGAGGGCGGCCGAAGTCGCTGCGCGAGATCCAGCGCATGCTGGACGCCGAGCACCGCACGGTCGAGAACATGCGCGAGGTGTACGCCAAGCTGCGCGAGCTGGCCGTGGAGGGGTGGGACGAGCCGAAGTTTCACGAGGGCGCGGTGTGCGGCCACGTCCGGAGGCACAGCGAGGCGTACATGGAGTTGTACCTGAACCGCGTCGAGGGGCCGGTGCGAGAGATCAAGGCCGACCTGTCGGACGCGCCGCCGGAGGTGGTCGAGTGGCTGGCGGAGCATCTGAATTGACGCTTGCCAGGGGTGAACCTTGGGACGGCCCGGAGCCAGATTGGGTGGCGAACGGGGCGACCGTCTACGGCGCGATCTGCGACCTGGCCATCAGCGTGTTGGAGCGCGGGCGATTTCCGGCGCGCGTCAAGATCGGGCTTGAGCCGTGGGCTTGGTTGCATCGCGACTTGCACCTGCACTTCGAAGACGATCGTAAGTTGAGGCTGGCCACGGCGGGCACGGTGGTGATCGCGTACGACACGACCGGCGAAGCCTGGCCGGACACGTGACCGGCGCCGCGCTGAAGCGCGCGGCCATCAAGGAGCGGGAGCGCAGGGAGCGCGCCGCCGCCGGCCAGGCTGTGACGCTGGAGGCGGCCAAGGTGCTGCACGCCGGCCAGCTCGCGGCGTTCCTGTGCACGCTGGCGACGGTTGTAATCTGCGCCGGCCGCCGGTGGGGCAAGTCGGTCCTGGCGTGCGTGAAGGCGTACGCAGTGGCGCTGGCGACGCCGGGTGTGACGTGCTGCCTGATCGGCGCGACGCAGGGATCGATCAGCCGCATCTTCTGGAAGACGCTCCGCGAGCTCAACCGCGCCCACGGCCTGGGCGGTTCGTTCCTGAAGGGCGTCGAGGGGTGGACGGTGACGCTGCGCAACGGCTCGCAGATCGTGCTGCTGCCGGTCGACGCGGACGCCGCGGCGGACAAGGTGCGCGGCCTGTCGCGCGTGGCGTTCGTCTGCGTCGACGAATCGCAGCGGTACAAAAAGGACGTCCTGGACTATCTGGTGCTGGACGTCATCAAGGCGATGTTCATCGACCTGCGCGCCCAGGGCCGCACGGCGCAGCTCTGGCTGATGGGCACGCCGAACCCCGCTGGCAAGCTCGGCACGTTCTGGGAGTACCTGCAACGGCCGGGCGTGGGGCGGTTCGCGGCGGAGCCTGGGTCGGACCGATGCACGGTGTACGAGAACACGAAGCTGGGGACGCGCGAGGCGATCGAGCACGTGGTGGACGAGATGCTGGCCGAGGAGGGCCAGACGCGTGATGACGTCTGGTACCAGCGGGAGATCTTGGCGCAGTGGGCGGTGGACCTAGCCCGCCGCGTGTACCACTTCCACGACGACCGCAACGCCTTCGACGGCATCCCGACGCTCACGCACTTCGCCATCATCGGCGACATGGGCGTGCGCGACGCCGACGCGGCGGGCGTGTACGGTTGGGGAGACGACGACCCGACGCTGTATCTGGTCCGCGAGGTCATCAAGCGCGGCCAGGACACGCTGGACCTGGCGGACGCGGTCGAGAAGCTGGTGGACGAATACGACCCGGTGCTGGTGGCGTTCGACGCTGGCGGCCTGGGCCTGAAGACGCTGATGACGATCCAGAAGCTGCTGCACCACCGCGTCCCGGTCCGCGCGGTCACGAAGCCCGCCGTCAACCTGCAGGTCAAGGCGCTGAACGACCGCCTGCGCCGCGGGTTCAAGTGCGCGCGCACGTCCGCCTTCTACGCCCAGGTCCGCAACAGCGAGTGGAAGGACGGGATCGTCAACGGGAAGATCGTCGAGACGGGCCACAGCGACATCGTGCCGACCACGCGCTACGCCGCCCTGGAACTCGCCAACCTGCTGCCGGACCCGCCGCGCGTGCTGACCGACGCGCAGGCGAAGCGGTTGGCGTACCTGGAGCAGGTCAAGCACGTCACCGACGGCGTGCGCGCAGAGCGCGCGGCAGCCGCCGGGTACGACGCCGACGAGTTCGCCGACCTGAGCGACGACCTGTACCAGTAATCACGCGGCTTTGCGAGCCTGGAGCCTGGGACATTGTCCCACCCTCCCGCCGTGCCGGCGGTCCCCGATCGGGCGCCTGTGAAACCCCACGGAGGCACACATGCGCAAGGAAACGGTCGAACTGGACGAGGTGCGCGGCGCTGGGCTGCGAAAGGCGATCGAGGAGCACCCGCAGCTTGTCGGCCTGACGGGCGCCATCAACGGGCGCCGGGTCGTCGGCATCGTGGTGGCCGGCGACGAGCCAGCCGCGGAAGCACCTGAAGCGGCCGAGCCGAAGGCCCGCGGCCGGAAGTGATGGACGCGGCGGCGGTCGCCGGGCTCCTGGACAAGCTGCGCGCGGGCGGCTGCGCCAAGGTGCGCGCGACGTTCGAGGGCGCGGAGATCGACTCGATCGACGTCGAGTTCTCGCCCGGGCCATTGCCGGTCACGCCGTTCCGGGACAAGGACGGCCGGCCGCTGGATCTTGACGCAGACCTGCCGACGCTGGCGCGCGACCCGGATGACGCCCGGGCGCCCGTGGTCGAGTCGAGCGACGCCGCGCTCGAGCGAGCCAACTTCGGCAAGAAGAAGGCGGCCTGATGGCGGAGGCGCGGCCGGCCCGCGGCGAGTCGTTCGACTGGTCGGATGCGGCACTGCCCGATCAGGAGCGCGCGCGGCGCGCGGTCATGGCGCAACGGATCATCTGCGACCTACCGGCGGAGACGTACCGCCGCGACCGTGACCTGTTCAACGTCCGGCTGTTCGAGAACAACCCGATCATCACGCTCTACAACTTCGCGGGCGCCTACTATGCGGAGTCGACGTCGATGTCGCTGCCGGTGCCGGAGCAGTCGACGAACAACCGGGCGAAGGCGGCGATCGACACGCTGTTCGCGCAGGTGGCAAGTACGAACCAGCGTGCCCGGTTCATGGTGGTTGACGGCAACTACCGACAGCGGCGCCGCGCCCGCGAGCTCCAGAACTTCACGGACGGCCTGGTGCTGGAGCTGAAGCTACACCAGCTGCGCCAGCGCGCGTTCATGGACGCGGCGATCCTGGAGAGCGGCGTGGGAGCGATCCAGTTCTTCCGCCGGAACGGCCGCTGCGCGGCGGAGCGCGTGCTGGCCACGGAGCTGGCGATCGATCCGCTGGACGGCATGGTGAACAAGCAGTGGCGGACGATCTACCGCCACCGCCCGATGCCGCGCGCCGTGGTCGGGGCGAACTTCGGCGGCACGCCGGCAGCGGACAAGGCGATCGAGAACGCGAACCCGGTCGCCACCAGTGGCGCGCCGTCGGACCACATCGAGGTGTTCGAGGGGTGGACGCTGCCGAGCGAGGAGGGCGCCGGCGATGGCTGGCACGTCGTCGCCCTGGACGTGCACGACGGCGCCCTGACGGTCGAGCCCTACACCAAGCCGATCCACGAGATCGTGTTTTTCTCGATCGAGGACCGTTTCGCGACCGGGTGGGGCCTGGGACTCATGACGCAGGCTCGCAAGCTACAGTGCCGCATCAACGCGAACGAGTGGCGGATCGAGAAGGCCCGCAAGCTCTGTCACTCCGGCCACCTATACGTGGACAAGGCCGCGAAGATGGCGCAGGCGAAGTTCACGAACGAGATCGGGACCGTCTGGGAGGGCAATGGCCCCGTCGGCCCGCAGCAGATCAAGTTCGACAACGTCACCGACGTCTGGGAGGCGGCGGTGGAGCGCGACGGCCAGCGCATTTTCGAAAACCTGGGCATCAACCTGCACGCATCGCAGGCCCAGACGAACACGGGCCTCGACGCCAGCGGCGCCGCCAAGCGCGAGGAGAAGGCGTCATCCAGTGAGCGCAACGGCATCCGGCAGCAGCGCTGGGAGCAGTTCCACCTGGACTGCGTCGACGCGGCCCTGTCCGTGGTCCGCGACTGCGTCACGCGGTCGGAGAACAACAAGGACCGCAAGAAGCAGAAGACGAGCTACCGCGTTGCCGTGCCGGGCAAGCGCGGACTCACGATGACCGACTGGAAGGACGTGGCCATCGACCGGGCTGACTACGTGCTCGAGATCAAGCCTGCGTCGCCGGTGCCGACCGACCCGGCGGGCCTCGTGGCGTTCGGTGAGCGCATGATCGAGATCGGCGCGTGGAAGCCGGAGCGCCTGGCGGGTTACATCCAGGACCTGGACGCAGACGGGCGCGTCAACCGCCAGATGTCGCAGGAGCGGGGCCTGGAAAAGAAGTTCGAGGCGATGCTGTACGACAAGGTCGCGGCGTTCATGCCCGACGAGTTCACGAATTACGCCCTGGCCATCGAGATCGGCACGGAGTACCTGTCCCAGGGCGAAGAGGACGGCGTTCCGGAGAAGCATCTCGAGCGCGTACGGCGCTACCTGAAGCGGTGCAAGCAACTCGCGACCGCCGCCGCGCAGGCCGCGGCGAAGCAGGCGCAAGCGCTCCAGCAGGGTGGGACAGTGTCCCAGGCTCCAGGTATGGCAGGGGTCCCCGATCGGGCGCCTGTGAATGCCGACGCAGTCGCAGCCTGAGACACCCGAAGCCGAGACGCCCGCGGCGGTCGCGGCGGTTGCCGATGGCACGGAAGACACCGACAAGGTCACGCCCGCGGTCGAGAGTGGGGAGCAGCAGCAGGAGGGCGCGCAGGACGCCCCCGCCGAAGGTGACAAGGGCGAAGGCGAGGCGGAGAAGACGCCGGAGCAGCAGGCGGAGGAGAAGGCCGCCGCGGAGAAGGCCGAAGGCGAGCTGAAGGCGTCGGCGGAGAAGTACGCCAAGGAGCTGGTCAGCCAGGCGAACCGCACCATGGCGGCGGCACGACGCGCCGAGCGCGCGGTGGCCGAGACGAAGACTCAGAACGCGGCACTGACGAAAGAAAACGAGGTCCTTACGGGCTTCGTCGACCAGCTGAAGCGCGAGCCGATGCGGGCGCTCGGTCGGCTCGGGTTCTCGACGTTCAAGGAGTTCGCGCAGCACGTGCTGGACACGGGCGGCGAGCGCGAGCTGACCGAGGACGAGCGGATCGAGTCCGCCGTCAGCAAGGCCCTGGAGAAGGCGAACGCTCCGCGCGCGAAGGCCGACCAGGAAGCGGCAGTGGCGGAGTCCCGCAAGGCCGTCTTCGCGTTCGTGGACGAGAACAAGGCGAAATACGTCCGCACGGCCACCGGCACCGGGAAGGCCACGCTGTGGGCGACGATCGTCGCGTACCACGACAAGCACGGCGCGGTCGATGACGACGCCGTCGCCTATCTCGCCGACCAGGTGGAGAAGGATCTCCGCGCCGAGTTCGGGGAGCCAACGGTTACGCCCGGCCCGGGCGGAAAACAGGGCACCAAATCCGCTGCGGCACCAGCCGCGACCGCAGCGCGAAACGGCGGCACGTCCTTGGCGGGCAAACCGATGTCGGGTGCGCCGGCCGCCAAGAAGTACAGCGACGACCCGGACGAGAGAACCGCCCAGATCAACGCGGAGCTGAAGGCGGAAGGAATTCTCTGACCGCGTAGGGACGGCACGCCATGTTTTCTGACGCAGCTCTGGCCGCATACACGAAGCGCAAGTACGACCCGTCGTTCATCGAGAACTCGATGACGTCGGTTTCCGACTCGACCCTGAAGGCCATCAAGAAGGCCACCGACGGGGACGGGGAGAACTTCTCCTGGCTCACCGACATGGACGACAGCTTCGTGGTCGGCGGCACGTTCGCCATCGCGCAGGCTGCCGCGGCGGCGAACCCGAACACGGTCGGCAAGAAGTTCTTGTCCGACTGGAACACGCTGCCGGGCGTCGCCCAGGTGCCGACGAGCATCATCGAGAAGACGCGCACGCGTGACGGGGCCTGGCAGAACGCCGTGGACGTCGCGCTGCAGAAGGCGATCAACAGCTTCGCCCACACGAACGCGGTCCTGCTGCAGGGCTACGGGTGGGGCGAGATCTCGACGATCGCCAGCGTCTCCGGCTCCACGTTCGTCCCGGGCAACCGCTCGGACATCACGAAGTACGTGGTCGGCATGCCGCTCCACTTCTCGCAGTCGCTCCACGGGCACGTGTTGCGCACGACGACCGTGATCTACGTGACCGGCGTCAACTACGACGTCGGGTCCGAGCTGGTGACGTGCAACGCCGCGGTGGCGCCGGGCGCCAACGGCGACTACGCGTTCATCGCGGGCCTGCGCGAGGACAGCGCGACGCCGAACCGCATCGCGAACGCCGGCCTGGGCGTCTGGTTCCCGAACCGCCTGACGGACATGGGCGACGCGACCGTGACGACCCTGCTCGGCCAGTCGCGGGCGAGCAACAGCCGGTACTACGGCATGTTCGTGGACGCCACCGGTGGCGGCTCCGTCCTGTCGGCATGCCAGAACGCCTGCCAGCGCGCGGTCACGCTCGGCAACGCGAAGGCGGTCGAGATGTTCTGCTCCGAGGCGGTCTGGAACACGGCCGTGAACGAGACGCAGTCCCTGGTCCGCTACACCGACAACCCGCAGGTAAAGAGCGTCGGCGCCCGGCGACTGCTGGTCTACGCCGACGGGCAGGCCGAGGGGCACCTCCAGGTGTCGCGCACCACGAACGACAACCAGATCTGGTTCTACGACCCGGCCAGCATCGTGCTGCGGTCGATCGGAGCCGCGCCGCACATCGACTCCAAGAACGGCGTCGAGATGGTGCACCAGGCGACGGCGCTCGGGTACGAGTGGCGCTGGATCCAGATGGCGCTGCTCCAGTTCAGGAACCCCGCGGCGGGCGGCCGCATCCAGCTCGTCTGATCAACTGGCCCCGGTGCCTGACGGTGCCGGGGCCTTTCAAATCGAAAGGCAACCACCATGGCAGTTCAAGCACCGGCGCTGTCCCCGGCAATCGGACACGGACGGCCGCGGGCCATCATCATCACGGGCACGATCACGATCGGCGCCGCCGGTGCGGTGTCGTCGTTCTCCTGCGAGCAGTGCTCGAGCACGGGCATCGTCAAGACGGCGGCGGAGACCGGCCGGTATACGGTGACGTTCCTGAAGAAGTACCGGAACGTGCGGATCGTGAGCCTGACGCTGCAGGGGCCGGCGGACGCGGCGATCACGTCGTCTGACGGCTGGTTCCTGTCCGGCCGGAACGTCTCGGGGCAGTCGTTCGACATCCAGGCGTCCCAGGTGACGCTGGCGGACGCGAACCCCACCAACGGCAACATCATCCACTTCGCCATCGAGGCGCAGCGGTAGGCCATGGTGTACGGCAAGGACATCGCGGACAAGGCGCCGCCGCCGAACAAGCTCAAGGGCTACGCCAGCGGCGGCAAGCGGAACGACGAGGAGCCGGCGGGCGACGAGATGGGCGAGGACGACGAGGAGACGAAGTCCGCCGTGGCCGTGTCGCAGTTCCAGGAGTTCATGGACTCCCTGGGCCTGACCGGGGACGCGCGCAAGGCGTGCGAGCTCCTGGAGCAGTACCTCGACACGGTCGGCTACCGGAAGTGACGCGTGGCGATCGCGGTCGCCCAGCTGATCGACCGGGCGCAGGCGCTCGTCGACAAGCGCAACGACCTGTCGATTCCGCCGGCTGACTGGGTCGTCTACGTCAACCGCGCCCAGCAGTCGCTCGACCGGAAGATCGCCGCGCTCGATCCGGGGTTCCGGTTCGCCACAACCGACTTCACGCTGACGGCCGCGCCCTCGGGCGCGACGAAGGATCTGGCGGCCGCCAGCTGGACGCCGACCACCCGTTACGTCGCGCTCCACGGCCTGGACCTGTCGCCCGACACGTCCACGCGCCGGACGATCCGCGGGCGCCCGTTCCGCGAGCGCAACCACGGGTCACTGGACCGCTGGTGGGCGCCGACGATCTACGCCGACGACCGCGGTTACGACCTACGCGGCAAGACGCTGGTGATCACGCCGTACGAGGCGGCCGCCGGGACGTACAGGGCGTATTGCCGCGGCGGCTGCCGCCTGTTCACGTCGGACGTTGACGCGACGCCGCTCGATGACCAGCTGGAGGACTACGAGGAGTGGATCGCCATCATGGCCGCGCGCTCCGGGCTCGGCATCGAGGAGAGCGAAACCGGGTTCATGAGCCAGCGGCTCGCCGAGTTGAACGCGGAGATCGTCGAGGAGCACGAGCGCGACAACGGCGAGCCGATCCGCATCGCCGACGTCGAGGCGGACGACCCGGACGCATACGGTGGCTGATGTAATCCCGTTCTCGCCGTTCTGGACGCAGCAGAGCGGGCTCGACGCGAAGATCGTCGACCGGAACCTGGCGGCCATCAAGACGGCGCTGGACGCCGCCAACGCAACGATCATCCGCCAGCAGACGGTCATCAATCGATTCATCACGTCGACCACCGTCACGGGGGGTGGGACATCCGTCCCGGGCTCCATGGTGCAGCCGCTCGCCGGCGTGTCGGAGGACAGCGACGATGTCGTGCGCGTCGGGCCACCCGGGGAGGCCCTGGTCTTCTCGACGGGGCTCACGAAATCGGGGCACGTGGTGACGGCGAACCTGTCCACCGGGATCGCCGGCGGGCAGTCGGTCATCGGCGGATCAGCCGCTTCCGAAAGTCTCACCTACTCCAGCACGACTCACGGAACCAAGGGCACGCACATCTGGGGCTCGACGTCGGGGATGGTGTACGACGAGGCGCAGGTCCGGCTTCTGATCGG